TAGGGCCGATATCCTATTGGCAGGATTCTGAAAAATTCTCGATTAGTTTCTTGAGCTGTCGGATTTGCTTTCTGGCTTCAGCGCGTTCCTCAGCGTCGTCAGAGTCAAGCATCTCGCTCTGGCAGGTTCCGCCCTCTAGGAACAGGCTGAGAACGTGCCGGGCCTCGCTGACAAGCTGGGAATCCTCCATGGCCTCCAGTTTGATTCCGTCATCATGGCAGACGTTTTCAAGGGTGTTTGATAGCTCGGTGATGCGGTTGGCGGCGCGGATTAGTTTCGGGGTAGCCATTTCATTTTCTCCTAATTGGTTGCCTCGTCAGTGACCGGGAACCGCCCGGCCAGACCCCCGAGGGGGGTTCGGCTTTAGTTAGTCTTGGCTTCGACAAATCGTTCGATATCGCTAATTCTGTACTTGGCAAAGCGCTTGCCACCGTTAGGAGGGAATGGAATTACCAGAACGCTTTTCGGGTATTCAATCCAGCATGTATCGCCATCGATTTTCACAACAGTCGGTCGGTATGTAACAACCGAGCCGCAAGGCTGAGCCTGAGAAAATTTCAGCTTGTCACCGATTTTTAAGTTCATCTCGCCATCTCCAGTTAGTTGCTTGATACGTCCCATTGTATGACTGAGTATTCGCGTCCTGCAATAGGATATCGGCAATAATTTGTCGGGAAATTCAGGCTTTTCCTAAGTCCTTGGGCCACTAGGACTTACGGCGGGCTAATCAATGTTAGAAACGGTATTTGCCGCATTTTCAGCAAATAGGATATCTTGCCACCATGAGAAAACGTCTCGGAACGATCTACAAATTCGCCGGTTCTCCTGCATTAGCTGGGGCCGGTCGCATTACGGACGTTGATACCTCGCGGAGGACGGCCTCGGCGGTTATCTCGACACCAGCGCCGGATCGGGTCCGCGACTCGCTCAATCCGCTAGGCTGCTCGCTCGATGAGTACCAGACTAACCCGGTTGTCTTTTGGGAACACGGCAAGGTATTAACCAAGCCAATCGGCACGAGCCAAGACCCCAATACCGGGCGACTCGCGGTTCAAAAGACACAATCCAACGTCACCGCTACTTGCTGGTTTACGGACAAGTTCCTTGAGGCCGAGCAGATTTTCGAGCTGGTCGCTGAGGGGACGGTTCGAGCCACCTCGGTTCGGTTTACTCCGGTGACTCAGCCGGTGGTCAGAAAAAGCGACACCTACTTTGACGAGTGGATGCTCCTCGAATGGAGCTGGGTGGGTATCGGGTGCAATCCGGAGGCCATCGCGGCCACGGTTGCCAAGGGGCAGCTCGCCGGGCGGAAGATCGTCCCGAGCATTGCAAAAAGTTTGGAACTGTACTTACCAAAACGAAATATCCAAGTACCGGGGTTTAAGGCTATGGAATACGAAGAAATGGAAGACGAGATGGAATCCGAGATGCCTGAAGATGAAGGCATGACCACGGAGGACGCTCCACAGGAAGAGGAAGAGACCCCGGCTAAGGGCTACGGCGCTCAGCTCATGGAAGCCGCCTACAAGGCAGTTTCTGAGCTGTACGGAAACATGGAACAGGGGATGGGACCGCTTGAGAATCCAGCGGTCAAAGAGGCCATGAGTGCAATCATGGAGAACCTCGGGCAGATCAAGCTGGCGATGGAAGGCGCTTACTCCGAGAACTACAAGGCGAAACTCGGAGAGGTGTGTGCATCGTGCGGGCAGGAACAGGACGAGGAGGCGATGCTCAAGTCGTTTCTCGCTCTTGGCGCTACCCAAAAGTTTGAGTTGATGGGCGTGGCGGATCGACTGAAGAGCGTTTCTTCGAGTCGCAATCTGACAAAGTTCCAGCGCGACAATCTGCGGGAATCCGCTCGGACTCTGGATCGGCTGTTCTCTAAGGCGAAAGAGCAGCGGACGCAGAAGCCGAAGGAAACCCCGGAAGTTGCAAAACAGCTCTCTGAAATGTTTGGAGAGATGAAGGACTTAATCGGAACGCTCAAAAGCGCGGTTCCGGCTCGTAAGTGATTTTTCACAAGGGAATAGGATATGAGTGATATCGATCTGAAAAACAGCATCGACGAAATCCGCAAGGAGTTTGGTTCCTTGCGTGAAGTGTTTAAGGGTTTGAACCAGCCCGCTCCACGGTATACCGAGGACGCTGAAGGTGGTTCGGTTTCGTACTTCGAGGAATCGAACGAGTACGTCGCTTTCGACTTGGAAAAGGCTCGCGCTGAACGGGAAGCCGGACAGAAGTGCAAGAGCTTGAAGTTGCCCAAGGGCTACAAGCACAACGTATTTAAGAGCTTCGGTGACTTCCTCAAGAGCGGTTATCAATCGGGCGGAACCGGCGAATGGCGCTCGAAGGTAAACAACGTCTACGAGAAGGCTATCCAAGGGATGGGCGTTCAAGTGGGCGAAGACGGTGGGTTCCTCGTGATGCCGGAATTTGCTTCCGGTATTCTGGAGCGAGTCTACTCCAACAACCTGTTTGCTCAGACGGATAACTACACCGTCTCGGGCAATACCATGACCTTTAACCGCAATGCAGAAACCAGCCGGGCTAATGGCTCGCGGCATGGTGGCCTGCGTGGTTACTGGGGTGCGGAAGGTGGCTCGCTGACCTCCAGCTCTCCGAAGATTCGGCAAACCGTTCTGAACCTGAAGAAACTTCACGTTCTGGTTTACCTGACTCAAGAGCTGATTGACGACGCTGGTACTGCAATCGAGCAGTACGTTACCCGCAAGGCCGCTGAAGAGTTCAACTTCATGCTGGGTGACGCGGTGTTTAACGGTACTGGTGTTGGTCAGCCTTTGGGTATCCTGAGCGCTCCTGCTTTGGTCTCGGTTGCCAAGGAAGCCGGTCAAGCTGCCGATACGATTGTTGCCGCGAATATCGACAAGATGTTTGCTCGCAAGATCGCCGGTGGAAACTACTCTTGGTATCACAATCAAGACTGCGGCGCTCAACTCGACAACCTCGCTCAAGATGTTGGTACGGGTGGCGTGGCTCTGTATCGTCCGGCTAACGGAATCGCTGGCGCTGCTCCTCAGACTCTCAAGGGTCTGGGCCGCGTAGAGACCGAGTTTAACTCGACTCTTGGCGATCAGGGTGACTTGATTCTTGCCGACTTGTCGAAGGTGCTGAGCATCTCGAAGGGTGGCATTTCTCAACAGGCCTCGATGCACGTTGCCTTCTTGACTGACCAGATGGCTATCAAGTTTACGATGCGCTGCGATGCTCGCCCTTGGGAAGATACTCCGCTGACCCCGTACAAGGGCAGCGCGACCCAATCGGCATTTGTTACTCTCGACGCTCGCGCCTAATTCACGAAAGGTATTAACATGAACGCAAGTTTTTTTGGAATGGGATGCGACTTCATCCCGGATCTGATTAACCAAGACGCCAACAGTGACCTGACTGGCGACTGGGTGAATCTTGAAAACTACGAGCGGGCTTATCTCCTGCTCATCAAGCCAGCCGGAACGGCAGGTGACGATCTCTCGATTGTCATCAACCAAGCCACCGACAACGCGGGAACCGGCTCCAAGGCTGTGACGTTCCAGCGTCTCTGGTACAAGGTTGGAACCATGACCGCGCAGAATACTTGGACCTACGTTGATTTGGGCTCAACCGGCTCAAGCGACTTGGACCTCGTGAGCGTGGGTGGTACTGATATCGCTTCGGACTCCAGCGCCGCTGTGGTGATGGTTGAAGTGATGGCGGATTCTCTGGATGTGAACGGTGGGTTCAAGTTCGTTCAGTCTTCTTACGAAGGTGACGACATTGGAAACGCGCTGCTCATCAATTCCCACTGGGTTCTGTGCGGAAGCGCATACCCACGGAATGTTCCTCTGACCGCGCTCAGCTAGTTTGAATCTCACTCCCCAGCGGGTGGTAGGGTGCAATCCATTAGCGCCTTGCCACCCGTTTTTTCTGACCTTATTTCATAACCAAGGACAACCCTGAATATGTCACGTACTGAACTGTTTTCGCGCAAGCAAGCTGGTGGTGTTTTCACCTTTACTGACGAATCAAAATCAACCGGTGAAAAGTTCTGGGTTCATGCTGGGACCGGAACTGACTCGGTAGGCTCTGGGCGCAACCCAGACGCTCCGTTTGCTACTATCGACTACGCGATTGGCCAATGCACCGCTGCCAAGAATGACGTTATCTATGTCATGCCGGGCCATGCCGAGACGCTCGCGGCTGATGCCTCGGATATCGCGGTAGACGTAGCCGGTGTTTCGATTATCGGTTTGGGCAACGGCCAGAATCGTCCGGTGATTACCTTTACTCACACCGGCGCTACGGTTGCCGTGAGTGCTGCGAATTGCCGTGTCTCGAATCTGGTATTCCAAAACGATGTTGATAGCCAAGTTGCCGTGGTCACTGTGACCGGCGCAGGCTGCACGATTGACAACTGCTCATTCCTTGAGGGCTCTTCCAAGCAGTACCTTTTGGGTGTTCTGGTATCGACCGGCGCTGACCGCGCGACTGTGCGAAACTGCATGTTCCGCTCGGTAGCGACTGGCTGTGACGCTGCTATTCGGATTGGCGCGGCTGTGGACCGCTGTGTCGTCGAGGGCTGCGATGTGTATGGCGACTTTAATGATGCCTGCATCCATAACCCGACTGGCAACGTGGCTACAACCATGCGGCTCCAGAATAACATTCTCACAAACCTGCAATCGGGCGATCATGCGATTGAGTTGGTGAGCGCCTGTACGGGCGTGATTGCTTACAACGTGGTCAATAGCACTCTGGCCGCTGCGGCGACCCGAACGGCTTTGGACCCCGGCTCGTGTTACTGTATCGAAAACTATGGATCGGATGGTGTGGGTGATGTGAACGGCGTTCTTAACCCTGCCGCTGATGCCTAGTAGTCATTTTGTCACCGGAGGCGATTTTTTATGGCGAAAGAATTTGAACCCAAGGCGGCTGTACCTAATCAGGAAATCTTGGTTAGTGAGGCAGCGAATATCTATCGGCAACTCGTAGCTCAAAGGCCGGGCTATCAACTCAGTGAACTGGCGAAGCAGGCGTTTACGCTGGCTCAGCCGTTTGCCGAGGAAGCTCAGCGGATTATCTCGGGCGGCAAGGTAGAAGCTCCCAAGGCTGAGGAGCGGTCCCCAATGGTTTTGGTTTGGATGTGGGACGATGTGAAGCAAGAGCCTCTCATTGACGTAAACACGGGGCGACCTGTGACGCAAGAGATGCCCGGCGACCCGGACTCCCACGCTCCGAAACTCAACCCGGCCCACCCGATCAATCAGCGTTATTGGCTGAGCTTGAACAAGCAAGGGAAGACGATTCCAGAACGCTACAAGGCGGCTCTCCGAGAGTACGCCGAAGCGGTCTTAAACAGCTAAGAGGTGGCCGGTGGCGATTGCGAGCGTAACAGAGTTTAAGACGCATTTGGGGCTAAGTGGAACGGCGAGTGATTCGCTGTATCAGACTTACCTCAATCAGGCGTCTGCGATTATTACCCGCAAGACCGGCCTCGTGTTCGATAGTGCCTCGGCTACAGAGTTTTATCAAGGGACCGGCACGAATCAGCTAGTCCTGAGGCGCAGGCCTGTAACAGCCGTGGCTTCCGTTTACGTTGACGATTCGGCGTATTTTGGTTTCGCCTCCGGTGCGTTCGGATCGTCAACGCTTTTAACATCTGGTGAGGACTACGCGCTTGATATTACCTCAAGCTCTTTCTCGCGGAGTGGGATTCTCTACCGGATTGGTTCGGTCTGGCCATCGCGAAGAGTGACGAGCGGATCGGAGCTGATCGGCGGAGAGATTCCGGGACTTGGTAACATAAAAGTTACCTATACGGCTGGCTACTCGACAACGCCAGACGATTTGAAACTTGCCGGGATTCTACTCGCGCGGGTGATTATGCTCTCCAGTTCCAACGGCGGGCAGATGGTCGCGAGCGAATCGCTGGAATACTACTCGTATTCGCTCAAAGGTAACGCTGATGCGGCAAACGATATGCACTCGGTCCAGTCGATTGTAAATGGATACCGGGAGTTTAACTGGTGCTAGACGCTTCCCAGCTCGCAGATCGGTTCCTGATTATGCCGGGCAGAAAGACGCTCAGCTATCAGGAGCGGCAAGGCCCGACATGGGGGACCGCGTTCACCGTGTATGACGCTGAGCGGAAGAATCCAACGGCGAAAGATTTGGCCGATGGTCAATCTTTCCTGAGTGCCAACGATACGATTTTCTACGTTTGGAAAAGCCGGATGGGTTCAGTTGAGCCTAAGCCGGGGGATAAGTTCTCGGTCTCGGACTCGCTCGCGCCGGATAATGGCGAGGCGTTTACGGTGCGGCTGGTGAGTACGTTCCTTCTGGGGCAGAGATACCAGCTTGTTTGCGGAAAGCAGAAATGACCACGATAGAAGCTGAGCAACTTCCGGGAGTCCTCGATAAGCTCGTAAAGTCTCTCGAAGGCGATATGAGTGAGGCTCTTGATATGTGCCGGGCTGATATTGCGGGCATGTTCATGGATATCTTCCAGCGGGCTCAGGATGCGGGCGGGACAGCGTGGCCTGCTCATGCTCCCGAGACAGTAAGGCAATACGGGCCTCATCCGCTGCTCATCCT